AGCATCAGCCTCAGTTCTATAAATACTAGCTTCGACGATAAAACGGCCAGAGCTCGAATCAAGTAATCTAGTGTGAATCTGACCATCTTCGTGATCCTTCCAGAATTTAATAAGTCTTTCTTCTACTGTCTCATAATCTTCAAGATTAAACATATAGCTCATTCTCCTCAGTGTGTAGTTGCCCTGCTATTGCAATATAGGCTGCAGCGTCGATGTATGTATCGACTTTCGCAGACTCCATGCTTCGTGCGAGCTTGACCAATACCATGCATGATGCCACTTGATAGTCAGTAATAGGCATTTCGAGGAATGCTGACCATAGTCGTGCGGTTCGGGACATATTGTCCGACGGGTGACCGTAGTCCATTCCACGGTCTTGAATTGTTGCCTTTGCTTCTGTAAGGAAGTCACCTGCGTTCACACTTTCACCCTTTCTTTTTTATCGTAATAGGTCTGAACCGCTTTACGGCCTTTTAAGTAACCTACCCGAAAACCGACTGTACGGCCTAGGTGAAAATATAGCGCAGCTAGTATAAACATTACTACTACGTCTCCTACTGATGGATCGAACATCTTTAAGCCCTTCTATGAACGCCCTTCGTCCATGGCTTAATAATGTCAGAGCTTTACGCCTGGTCAATAGAATTTAGATAACGAAACGATAACGATTCTGTATCGTCTATGTGATCGTCTATAGACCTGTCTAGATCGTTATCTAGATCGTCCATAGCGTTTACCTGCGACTAGGAATGTGCCGTCTTTCTCTAGGTAGATTATGTCCACCTGGACATTCTTACCCTCTACGTACATGATGGCGAATGCCTGTTGCCAGTTAGCGGAGCCTTTCGTATAGCTCGCCTTGCTAAAGTCCATAAGATTACCGACTTCTACGCCATGCAGGATACGGCCTATGCGGCCTCCTGAGGCCTCTGAGAAGGAGGATCGCCCTGCTCTGTGAGTGTGACCTGAGATAACACTCTTACCGTGCCTACGGGCCGCCTCAAGGGCTGAGAGACCGCCCTGAGACTTGATAGGGGTATGATCCCCATGGACTGCGATCCAGCCTGGGGCTATATTGTAAGGTTTCTTATGAAAGGTTATGCCTAGTTCGTCTAGTTTCATGAACTTCTCGAACCGCAGTTCAGGCAAAGACAGGAAGGAAGGGATCTTCCTCATAATGCTATTGTAAAGTCTATCGGTATGATTGCTACGAATCATCTGGCTTACTTGAAGGTCGTAAAGTACCTGAATAGCCTCATCGCGATCATCTCCCAGAGTCTGTTCATACGCTTCTGGTGTCCCCTCGCTCCACTTGCTAATAGTATTAAAGTCTATTTCGTCGCCAATAGTTACGACTTCATCTGGTCTAAATTTACTTATGAAACTTGCTACATTCTTTACAGCTACTCGATCATGGAAGGGAACTTGAAGGTCTGACACGATTACTATTCGTTTCATACTTTAATCCTCGTCTTCATCATCCTCATAAGGTAGGCGATCCACTCGGTCAGGGATCGACGGCAAGATCCAATCCGGATACGCATCTCGGTCAGCTATGATCGCTAGGCACATATCAACGGCAAAGCCTGCACGTCGTAGGGCCCGGTACATTTCATGCCGGCTGATAGCCCACGCGTCTAATTGAGAGTAAGTATCGAGGTCGATTACTTTCTTTCTTGCCATGTCAAATATTATCGCTCTAGGAGTATGTTATAAATCTCATCGACACGCGAGTTAAGTCGCTTAATTTCAGACAGAAGATGAGTAATGACGTAACCTGCAAGGCCGCCGATTACGGCTAGGCTAGCGAAGTAAAGGGTAAAGAAATCGCTTTGACTCACTTTTTCTCTACCGTATCTACAGCCGTCTCGATCGCATCTACGAGGATATCTGCTACCGCTTTCTTAGCACGGTATGACTTAATAGCTGTACGGATAACCGGAATCGCTATAAGGCCTAGAGTTGCATAGATAATCGCTTCCATTTACTTACCACCTATCATCGGGATATTAAAGAATTCAGAGTCTTCGTCGCCCTTTGTAGTAAAGCTAATATGTGCGTGATGGTCATGCTTATTAACCCCGTCGTAAGTACGCCAACGCCAAGCCGCTCTAGGCGACGCGATCTTTCTTGCAAAGATAATGTAAGCAATTCTTTTATCGCCAAATTTTGCAGCGAGTCGAATTTGATCGACCAGGTCAGGCATGACATCGGGCTTCCTGCCTTTGCCGTTAAGGTCGCGGTCAATATCGACGGCACGTACCCATCCTTGAGCATCTGGATTATGATCAGACTTACGCGCAGAGTGTCGGAGGTCACCGATCCAACCGTCCGAAGTTCTATCTCGATCTGGGAATGCATCGTCTATCTGCTCGCGTAGTTGAATGGCAGACTTTGAAAGTCTAGGCTTCATGCAAGGAGTAGAGCCGCTTCATCGGCTGTTATACCTAGACGCTCAAGTAAAGCAGCCTTATCAACTGCGCGTTGAGCAAGGCTTGCTTTATCCTCTGCCTTTATTGCTTTAATTGTATCGGCAATCTCTGAGGCAGTAGGTGCCGTACCATCAAGATGATCCCACTTTACAGTCGAATAATCTGCATCTGTAAATGAAAATTCTGCAGTTGGACGTAGTTTAGCGATTGCTTGTGCAAGTAGTTGCTCGTTCATTATGCACCGATTTCAAGAAGAATAATAGTTGAAGGATTTGCGCTTTGTTGAAAGATAACATTTTGGCTGGATCCAGAGTTTTCAGGACGCCCCTGTGTTTTGTATGTCAGGGCTGAAGTGCTAGATGGCGAATCTAAGTAATGAATTGCTGCCATTCCTCGTGATTCCACAGCTCCAACGCCAGCAACGTATGTGCCGCCCATACCGAAATTCGATGGTGATACATAAACGTCCGTCGATCCGCGAAGAAGCTTGATGGCAGAGTAAGCTGCAGTAAGGGCTGCATAATTCGCCCAGTTCTGCATAACAAGGACTAAAACCTTAGATGTAGTGGCAGATGGCGTAATGGTGGCACTCAATGTCGTGTCTGTGTATGTAGTCGTAGAGATTGTTGTCGAGGTAGTAGTAATTCCTTGAACAACTTGTAAAACTTTACCGCCGCCTGTGCCGCCAATAGTAGTCCAAGCTGATCCTGAGTAATATTGAGTCGCGTCAGTGCTTTTTAAGTAACTGATCATTCCTTCTTGAGGAGACGTGATAGCAGCCGTACGAGCTGCAGCGTCAGCAAAGACCATGACCACCTGAGAGGCTAGATAGCCATTCGCATCCGCGGCGGTTAATATATCTCCCGTTGCGAACTCTTTATATCCTAAACCTGCTGCCATTGATTGTCTCCTAGTATCCTAATATAGACGTGCCTATTATACCCGACGTGGCAGATCCTATGATGAATCCTTCCACGATGGGCTCAAGTGTTGTAACTGTACATTTCATGCTATTTGGAGTGATGTCCCATGCTAGACCTTGCACCTGCAAAGTCTTAACGATTGTTGAGCCGTCTGGCTGAATGTTGGTAATCTTGACATTATCAAAGTAATCCAGCCCAATCATTGTATTTGTAGGGACGGCTGGATCGAGTAGATCAACAGTCATGGCATCAATGCGAATTGTAGTCTCGGCTCTAGTTGCTACATAAATCTTAGCAATATTGAAAACTTGAGCATCTGTCTCAGGGATCATGTCTGTCACTGTCGTGCCATGAGGGAAATACTTAGCCGATGAATCAACATTGGTTGCTACCTGAGCAGCGCCGCCAATGCGGGTCATACTGGCTTGGTTAATGATCAGCTTGTCATCAAAAGCATATTTAAGGTCTGAATATGGAATGCCTGTAGTCTGGTTAAACTCAATCGGCGCAGGCTTGAGGGAATTTATTACATCTGATCGATCCTTGAACTCTGCCTGTCCATCTGGACGAATAAAGAAAGCGCCCTGCTCGGCGAACTCAGCGGCCTTGATTGCAGCAAGGGATGATCGAGCAGTGCCGGGATCGACTTGGACTGTAGTTGAACCCGTGTCAATTACTCTCATAGTTATAGGAAATGAAACTTGGTCAAGAATCTTGGTAACGCGTGTGCCTGTAGTCTGGCCAGCAGTTGCTCCGCTGACAGTCGATACGTTAGCCATCTGAAATAGGCGAAACGCATCTGAACAAACAATATCGACATAGCCAATTTCTTGGCCTGTAGGATAGTAATACTTGTAAGTATCAACATAGCCTGAAAATAGAAATTCTTGAGCCGTGGCCGTAGTAGCAGCTACACGGATCTTTCTTAACGGGCTTAAATAGCCGTAATAAGGTGAAGATGTGTTTTGAGGGTTAAAGTAAGAATTAGGGTCTAGAACTCGGACTGTGCATGTGCCAGCCTCGTATGTGTCGCGCATCACATTACGGCCACGGCTGATCTTGATAGACCGAGTGACATCGCTAAGATCGATAATAGGATCTGGCACTGAACTTGCCGCGAATTTAGAAGTGCCAATCACGCCATTTATTGCATCGCCAATAGTAAAGCCAGTAAAGCCGAATGTAGCACCTTGGCTAAAGTCGAACGATACCGAGATGGTTGCTGGTAAGGCCATTAGAGGGCTACCGCGGCCTTATTGCCGAATCTATTAGTCTGGCTAAACGACCCAGATAGTGAATCGTTAATCTGACTATCGCGAATTGCTCCGCCAACGGCCTGACCGTCGAGCTCTACTGTGACGTTGATAGTCGGATTTACTCCAGCGATAACGCCTGCGCCCAGGCCACCCATAGGACCGACCTGACTATAAGAATTCTTTGCATAATCCGGTACGTTAAAATTAGGAACCATTTGTCCGTAAGGAATACCGAGGGGGTTAGAAGGCGCTGACGGTGAAGACGGCGAAGATGGTGCGACTGCGAATGGCCCCATGTCTGGAGCCTTCCAGTTACGGTAAGGGTTAGGCGCTTCGGGAGTAGCTAGTAGTAATGCGTTAAGTGTATTCTGACGCTTTACGGCTGCATCTAACTCACCCGATAATTTAGTAGCGGCGGCATCATTCTTATTTAAGATTGCTAGCTGTAGGTTTAAGGATAGGCGATCAGTCTCGCTGATCTGTCCCTTAAGGGCTGCAGCAATTCCAATTCGCTCTAGGTCTAGTTTACTTTCTGCAGCCGTTAGCGCTGCCTTTTTCTTAGCTTCCGCCGTGGCCTTTGCCTGGAGGGCCGCTAATTCTTTCTCTCGCTTAAGTCTGGCAGCTTCTGCCGCTTTGCGCTTTGCTTCGTCTGCCGGGCTTGCATAGATGCCGACTGGCATAGATCCTAGGTAGCCCATCTTAATGGACTCGAAGGATGCCCTGAACATCTTTTCCTGATTCTCGATAATTGTAACTACATTCTTTTCGTAATTATCGAAAGGGTTAAACGATGCAAGGATAGCCTGATCAGAAGTTAAGTAATAAAGTTTCTTAAAGCCGAAGACAGCGGTAGCGACCATGCTAGCGATCTTCTCTGCTAGACCTTCGATCTTAGCGACGAACTCCTCAGGATCTCCAGCGGCGAACGCTGAGACTAAGGATTCTACTAAAGCGCCGCCTATCTTTTCCTGCGCTTCACCTGCCGCGGTAGAGATGAGTTCGAACTTACCAGCGTAGGTATCTAGGTAGGCTGAGTTAGATCCCTTGAACGTCGAGGCAAATTTAGCTTGAACGTCTGCGAATTTCATAGTCTTTAGTTCGGTTTTAGTAAGACCTAGGCCGTATTTAATTAGACCCTTTGTGTTACCTAAGTAGGCGTTAGAAAGATCATTTACTACCGTCTGATAATCGACTCCGCTGCCTCTAGATATATCTAAAGCCTGTGTGAGTAATTCCTGCGAGCGAGTAACTGACCCGGTAGTCTGCAGAAGTCTTTGCATAGCCGGACGGAGCTCATCATCCGTAACGCCTGACATAGCAGATAGTTCGGAGATGTAACTCTCAATACGTGGGGTCTCAAAGCCTAGACCTAAATTCTTTAC